CTGAAGAAGCGATCGAGGATAACTTGTATGACAGACTTGCGTCTAGATATACAAAAGCATTAGCTAGATCCATGGCAAACACAAAACAAACAAAAGCGGTAGATCCACTATTAAACGGTTTACCAGGTGTAGGAACATTTACATCAGGTGACGGAGTGAGTTTATTTAATACAGCTCACCCAACAATAGCTGGAACTGTGTCTAACACATTAGCTACACAGGCTGATCTAAACGAAACATCTTTGGAGCAATCTCTAATTGATATTGCAGCATTCACAGATGAGAGAGGCCTAAAAATTGCAGCAAGAGGAGTGAAAATGATCGTTCCTTCTGAGCTACAATTTACAGCTGAGAGATTGATGAAATCTCAAGGTAGAACATCTACTGCTGATAACGATATCAACGCAATCGTTTCTATGGGAATGGTTCCTCAAGGATACAGAGTGAACAATTTCTTAACTGACACAGATGCGTTTTATCTTATCACTGATGTACCAAATGGTATGAAGTATTTCGAAAGAACACCTATCAGAACAGCGATGGAAGGTGACTTCGATACTGGAAACGTCAGATACAAAGCTAGAGAGAGATACAGATTTGGTGTCTCTGACTACAGAGGTATCTTTGGTGTTGAAGGTTCATAATACCTAATAAATTTAAGGCGGGACACAATCCCGCCTTAATTATTCCATAGAAAGAAAAAATGCGTCCCCAACAATTCAGAGTACAAATTTATGCATATCAATACAAAGCAGACTTTGTTATAAGCTCTGTTGATGGCCCATTAGATATCGAAAATGCCATAGTTGACAAACTAGGAAAGGGTGATATAAAATGGGAGTATCTTGGAGAAATGATGGACCCCAAGGTAAAAAGAATAACCTATGAGGAGGTTATTAATGGAGGCGATAATGCAACACCTAGACAGCCTATACTCTCAGAAGAGAGTGTTGGACCTTCAATGGGAGCAGGAGCATCTGAAAGAGGGTAGATATACTCTCAACATGGTTAAGATCGACAAAAAAGTCAAACAAGTTCTTACCGACATAAGAGCATCTGAAGCAGAAAAAGCTCATATGAAAAATAGAATAGAAGATGCAGCTCCTCAAGTTTCTGTAGCTACTTAATAAAAAGCTACATCGTTGGAAAAACCAATCCACATTACAGGCCCTCTTGCGCTCTATTTAAATCTAGTATATATATTAAACACTATACAATTATTTAGAACATAGACCCGTATAGTGGACGGCCTAGAGACTATGTTCAAAAAAACTAGGAGGATAATAATATGGCAAATACTACATTTGATGGTCCGGTACGATCACGTTCTGGATTTCAATCAATAGGACCGGGAGCAGTCCCTGCACTAACTTTAGCTACAGATTTAACTGTTAAAGATCACGCAGGAAGACTTCTAACTATGGATCCTACTGGAACGCCTACTGCAATCACAATCCCTGCGATTAATGCATCGACTGATTCAGCAAGTGCAGGACCAGGACAAGATCCTAACAACCCAAGCACAATTGGTACAACTTTTGAAATTCTTTTTATTGATGATTTCACTGGAACTATCAAAACTGCTAATACTGCTGACAAATTTGTTGGTATGATTACACTTGGAATTGATGCTTCAACTGCTGGAAAACAATTTGTTCCAGCTACAGCAAACAATGAAGTTAACCTAAATGGTGAAGCAGGTGCTTCTGTTGCAACAACAGGTGGTTTAAAAGGTTCTTACATTAAGTTTACTGCGATAGCAGCAAACCTTTACTATGTAGAAGGATTACTTAATGGTACAGGATCAATTGCAACACCTTTTGATTCACAGTAATAAATAATTAGATGTGGGCCTTCGGGCCCACATAAAATTTTAAGGAGAAAAATATGGCAACATTCGGATCATCACAAGATTGTTTTAATGCGAACGTCACAACAGAAAATAAAATTGTAAAAAGTGGAAGAACAAGAGCTTTAGGACTTGTATTAAATACAACTGCTTCTTCAGGGGATTTTCATTTAAAAGATGGTGGAGCTTCTGGGACAGTAAAATTTAAATACAAAACAAGTGGAGTTACATCTGGAGGTAACCCAATTGTAATTAATTTTCCTGCACCTATTTTATTTACAACAGACTTATGTGTAGCGTTTACTACAGAACATGTAACGGTTTGCTCTGTATTTTTTAACTAGGAGGCAAAGTGGCTTTTTCAGGCACAAGCACATTCGAAAAATTTCTTTCGATCGATGATATTATAACTGAGTCTTATGAAAGATTAGGATTCTTTGATTATTCTGGTAATGATTTAAGATCAGCTAGACGTTCTTTAAATATAATGTTTCAAGAATGGGATAACAGAGGTCTACATTTTTGGGAAGTTGCAAGAACTGCAATTACATTAACTTCTGGTCAAAATGAATATACATTATTTAGATCACCGTCTGACGGAAAAGGTAACGGAATAACTACAACTTTAACTAGCACTATTTTATCTACAGATACAACCATCCCTGTTGCATCTACAAAAAATATGAATCCTACAGGTAAAATTAGAATTAATGATGAAGTAATTATTTATACCTCTATTTCTGATAATAATATAATTTGTCAAGCTTCTGGTCGAGGAGCAGACGGAACTACGGCCTTTGGTCATTTAAGTGGAAATGCGGTTACAAATTTTGTTGATATGGTTTCAGATGTTCTTGAAGCTAGTTTTAGAAATGAAAATGATGTAGACACACCATTATCAAAAATTAATAGATCACAATATCAAGCTTTTTCAAATAAAGTTGCTACGGGGCAGCCTTCACAATATTTTGTTCAAAGATTTATAGATAAGGTTACAATAACTTTATATCTAACACCAGGTGATACGCAGGCTGGTAAATTTATTTATTTTTATTATGTAAAAAGAATTCAAGATGCAGGTAAATATACTAATGAAGCAGACGTTGTTAACAGATTTGTGCCGTGTATGTGTGCAGGTTTAACTTATTACATTTCTATGAAAAAAGCTCCACAAAGAACTCAAGAAATGAAACTATATTATGAAGACGAATTACAAAGAGCGTTACAAGAAGATGGATCACCTGCGAGTGTTTACATTTCACCTAAAACCTATTATCCGGAGATATAATGTCTAAATTTGCAAAAGGTAAATATGCGCTAGCAATATCTGATAGAAGTGGTCAAGCATTTCCTTGGAGAGAAATGGTGACTGAATGGAATGGTGCTTTTGTTCATTTATCAGAATACGAAAGAAAGCAGCCACAATTAGAACCAAAACCTTTTGTAGCTGATCCACAAGGATTAGAACAAGCAAGACCTCAACGTTTTCCATCTGATCAAATAGGTGGTGGAAATATGGTGGCTAACTTAACATTACCTGGAGATTTTGCTTTTCAAGACACTAGCAATAATAGTATGGTGCCTGAAAATCCATCATCTATAAATAGAAAAAGAGAGGCTACGGCAACTCTTGGAAATGTGACGGTAACAACATAATGACATACGCAGAATTAGTACAAAAAATTAGAGACTACACAGAGGTAGCAAGTAATGTATTAACAGATACTATTGTAAATGGATTCATAGAAAACGCAGAATTTAGAATTTTAAGAGATGTAGATTCGGATAATAATAGAAGGTATGTAACTGCTAATTTAGTGGCTTCAACTAGATTTATAGATACACCTACAAATTTACTAGTTATTAGATCTGCTCAAATAGTAGATTCTGATGGGACAGCAAACCCTGATAATAGAGATTTCTTACAATATAGAGATACTAGTTTTATGTCAGAATTTAATCCTACAAATGATACAGGAGTGCCAAAATATTATAGTAACTGGGATGAAAATACAATTGTGGTGGCTCCCACACCTGATCAAACTTACACAATTCAATTAAATTATATCTTGAAACCAACAGGTTTATCGAGTACAAATACAACTACATATTTAAGTCTGCAGTTTCCCAACGGACTTTTGTATGCGTGTCTAGTCGAGGCATATGGTTTTCTAAAAGGGCCACAAGACCTATTGCAATTATACGAACAAAAGTATAAACAAACAGTAGAAGGCTTCTCAATAGAACAAATGGGAAGAAGAAGACGAGATGAATATCAAAGTGGTGTTCCTCGTATAGGTAAATAAGGAGAATAAACATGGCTATAACACAAGCAATTGCAAACTCGTTTAAGAAACTTTTGTTGGAAGGCGATCAAAACTTTTCAGCATCAAGTGGTGATAAGTTTAAAATAGCTCTTTATACTTCTTCAGCGACTCTAAACTCAGCAACAACTTCATTTACAACTACTAACCAAGTAGCAAACTCAGGGCAGTATACTTCTGGTGGTGGTGCATTAGTGAATGGAACAGTATCTATGACTGCAGGTGTAGCAAGAGCAGACTTTGCAGACAGATCATTTACTGGAGTTACTATTACAGCTAGAGGCGCATTAATCTATAACACTTCATCGACTACAACAAATGCAGCGGTGTGCGTTCTAGATTTTGGAGCAGATAAAACAGCTACATCTGGAACGTTTACAATTCAGTTTCCAGCACCAACTTCAACAGCAGCGATTCTAAGGATTTCTGGTTAATCATAGGAGGTAAAATCCTATGAGTGGATCAGGAACTTGGAGTGCCGGCTTTTGGGGTCAAAACCAATGGAATGATTTAGCAGACCCAACCTTTACAGTAACGGGTGTTGCGGCTACCGCAACTCTTGGAACGACTACAGAAATTTCAGGTGAAATAAATAACGGTTGGGGTAGAGCAAACTGGGGAGATTTTGCTTGGGGCATAGCTGCTAATTTAATTGCAACTGGTAACGCTGCTACTATGAATCTTGGCAGCTCCACTGCCTCGATAGACGTAACTCCAACAATTGGAAATTTTAACATAACAGGGACTTTAGGAAGTGTAACTACAACATCTATTGTAGAAGTATTTCCTACAGGTTTTGCATTAACTTCAACTTTAGCAAATGTAGATGCTGGTCCAGATGCTATGGCAACTGGTAATGCAGCTACCATGGCTCTTGGTACGATAGATGCGTTTAATCAAACAGGTTGGGGTAGACAAGGTTGGAATGTAAATGCTTGGGGTGTAGAAGGCCAATTTGCAACAGCTTTAGTTTCAGGGAATAATATCACCGCAGCTGCAGGTACTCTTGCAATGACAGGTGATTCTTTATTAACAGCAAACACTTTAAATGTAGCTCAAATTACTTTAGGAAATGTAGACCCTGCTCCTGATGCTTTTATAACGGGTAACGCTGCACTATTGACACTAGGAACTATAGGGTTTCAAGGAGATGTTAGCCCTTCAGTAACTGGCATAGCCATGACAGCTGTTTTGGGTAACGAAACGGTTGATTTAAATCAACAGGTTGATGTTTCAGGGCAATTTCAAAGAGTTAGATTATCGTCAGTAACCGCATTTGCTGATGTTACGGCTACATTTAATGGATTTGAGTTGACTATGGCTCAAGGAAATGGTAGTGCTTTGATCTGGAACGAAGTTAATACAGGTTCAGCACCTATAACACCTCCAGGATGGCGAGAGGTGGCTGCATAATGAGTTTGACACAAACTACTATTTTTAATAAAATGAATATATAAGGAATTAAAAAATGGCGAATTCAACATCTGCTAATCTAAAACTTACCGTCCAAGCAACTGGTGAAAACTCAGGAACTTGGGGACAAATTACAAATACTAACCTATTAATATTAGAACAAGCAATTGGTGGCTTTACAACTTTTAACGTAACTAATGCTAGTAGAGCATTAACTTTTAGTAATGGTGCTTTATCAAATGGTAAAAATGATGTTATTAGGTTGACCGGAACACTAGCTGGAAATTTAAACGTAACAATACCAAATTCAATTGAAAAAACTTATGTTGTGCAAAATGATTGTGACCATGCAGGAAACACACTAACTTTTAAAACTACATCTGGTACAGGTGTATTATTATGTGAAGGTAATTGTTATATATTATATTCTGATGGAACAAATATAGTAAAAGCAAATGAATATAGAAAATGGAGAGCTGTATCAGCAGCTGAAACAGTTCAGGCAGGTGCAAAACTTTTAGTAAATACAAATGGTGGAGCAGTTACAATTACGCTTCCAGCGTCACCAGCTACAGGTGATGAAGTCCATTTTGTAGATCAAGGTTATGATTTTAATAGCAACGCATTGACTGTAGGGAGAAACTCTTCTAATATAGCCAATGCCGCGTCCGATCTTGTTGTTAATACACAAGGTGCAGCTTTTGGATTAGTATTCTCAGGCGACGCTACAACTGGATGGACTTACACGGAGAAATAATATGTCAAATTACGAAGCAACAAAATACGATTTTTCTGGAGCAAACCTTACAGGTATCGAAGGCATACCAACAGCAACTATTGTGCCGTGGACATCTTCGTCTGTGCCATCTGGTTTTTTAGAGTGTAACGGAGCAGCAGTTTCAAGAACTACTTACTCTGCATTATTTGCTGTTGTGGGTACGACTTATGGAGCTGGTGATGGTGCATCTACTTTTAATGTGCCTAATCTTGCGGACAATGTAGCTGTCTCTAAATCACCTAATAAAGCATTAGGATCAACAGGTGGAGCTAATACAGTTCAAGCAACGGGTAATATAGGAGGAGCAACAGCTAACCATACTTTAAGCACACCCGAACTAGCATCACACTCTCACCCTGGTGGTGGTAGTGGTAGTTCTCCAGCACCGGTAGGTACTCCTACAGGATTCCAAGCGTCTGGTACAGGTAATACAGGAAGTGCTGGGGGCGGTGGCGGTCACTCACATAATTTGAGTGCAAACTTTACAGGAGATTCAACATCTGTTTTACAACCTTATTTAACTGTAGTATATATTATAAAAACGTAGGAGATTTATGGCAACAAATGCAACATGGACAGTAGTGATGGATGATAAAATGATTATCAATCAAACTGTAAAAAATGAAAATGGTTATGGAACTGCTTACATTATAAACGATGATAGTTTCTGGAGCCAAAGTAAATTTGCAGATGTTTGGGCTATTCAGTATGTTGCAGATAATTTAGACCACAACGATACTGTTGAATATAGAGACGGTAAACCTCACGCTACTTGGAATAATGCAAACTTAGGTTCTTTTTCAGATTTTATAACAAAGTGGGATGCAGCTCACTTAGCTCAACTTCAATTAAACTGGGACAATGATAATGTTACAGACGAAGATGGTAATATTACAGAGACAGCAGAGCAAAAAATAAATAGACTTGGTGCTAGACCAACGTCATACGTTTCTTAAATTCATCCAAGAAGTTAATATATATTTTTCACCTGATAGAGGTGGATTGCCTCTATGAACATATGGAAAAGCTGCGGGCCATATTACTATTCTACCCATTTTAGGTTTAACTCTTTTTGAAAAGTGCAAAAACTCTGTTTCCCCACCTTCTTCGACATCGTTTAAATATATTGAATAAGCAAACGCTCTAGGCTCTCCTTTTGCACCACGCATATGCTCTATATGCCACTGATGATAACCTTCTTTTGGTAAAGTCTTTTGTATTTTTAATTGAGTGTAATGAAACTCCCCGTGATCATACGCAGCGTCTCCACCTGTTTCTTGCAAATAATGATTAAAAGCTAGATTATAATTAACCATTAATGATTTTAGATCGTCCCACCAAATATTTAAATTTGCAGGAGCTGCAAAGAATTGTGTGTCTTTCTTTTGAAGATTATTAGAGTTTTCAAATTGTCTTCTATTTAAAGTTCTTCTAAACTTGTTTTCTTGTTCAAATAATTTTATAGCTTTATTACATTCTTGTTCAGTTATGTAATTATCAAATATCCCTATAAAATTTTCTATTGTAACTTTGTGGTTCATTCTTTTATTATTAATTGATTAATATCAGGCAACCATGCATATTTTAAAGGTGACATATCTAACATGTATTTTAGATCTAGAATATTTTCAACTAAAACCTGACCTGGAAAATTTAAACTTGTATTTAATAACATATCCTCACTAGCTTTTAATAGTTCATAAAAGGCAGAATTTTGTTGTTTATTTACAGTTTGAACTCTACTGCTACCATCATAAGCAGACACATTTTTTAAATATTGTTTAGTTTTAAAAGCATACAACATATAAGGGGATGTAATGTCTTGCATGTCAAAATAGTCTTCAGCTTTTTCTTCAACAACACTAGGAGAAAAAGGTCTATACCATTCTCTTTTTTTTATAACATTTATCTTTGCCATGGCTTCTTTGTGATGGCAATTCATTAGTAAAGACCTATTACCAAGTCCTCTTTGACCTTGTTCAGATCTTCCTTGAAACAAAGCAACAGGTTCATCTTTTAATATTTTAGCGACATCTTCTACTTCCGTTGGAACAATTTTATATTTATTAAATATACTTAAATAATCATAATTTGGCTCTGGCCCTAAATACATAGAGTTTACTTTATGTAAATCACCTTTTAAAAAATAATTAAGTAAACCTAAAGATATACCTGAATCAATACATATTGGATCTATTTTAAAATTTTTATAATTTATAAAATTACTATTAGCTAAAATATTTTGAGCTACACCACCAGAATAGTTTACATTTTCTTTTGGCATTATATCTAACAAATCTTTTTCTGTCTTTTTTTGTAGAGAATATAGAAAATTTTGACACTCAATATTATTCATATCTTCATTTAAATTACTAGCAGATTCTATTATTTTACTTCCATATTGAGATAGAGCCATAGTTTTTCCGCAATAATGAAATCCATATTTATATGTAGTATTAAATAATTCACTTGTTATATTTCCATATCTTAATCCAATTCTTTTTTGATAACGTGACATCAAATTAAAATTTTTATCGTAAATAGATTCTCTTTCACACTCTCCTGTTTCATCTATAATACCACCACCATCTGCAATGAAATAATTTTGATTGTCACCAAGTGTAACTTTACTACAGTAAGCATGTAGTAAATGATGTTTTCTATTTTTCTTGTTTGAAAAGTTTATGATTGTAGTGTTTTTATTAATAAGTTTGAAATTACTAAATATAGTTTTGTAATAAATTTCGTCTACGCTATTATCTTCCTGTTCAAGGTCTATTAAAAGGACAACATCGAATACGATGTTTAAAGATTGTAAGTAAATTAATAATGAACCAGATATTTCACAACTATGTTTAATTCTATTAAATCTGTCTAATTGACAATGAATTAATAAATTATTATCTTTGGCTATCGAAAATGCACCATCGTGGCCAAAATAAATGGAAAGTATGTACATTTAAGTATATAATATTGTGTCTTTCATAATTTACGTAAGTAATATATAAGGATATTATGCTACAAAAATTAAATTTCAAGTCAGGATTTAACAAGCAAGATACCGAATCTGGAGCCGAAGGACAATGGGTAGATGGTGATTTTGTCAGATTTAGATATGGATTACCTGAAAAAATAGGTGGTTGGAATCAATTAACGACTAATTCTTTAACATTACCCGGAGCAGCCAGACAACAAGTTGCTTTTACCAGTTTTGCTGGGGAAAAATATGCAGCCATCGGAACTTCACAAGGTTTATTTTTATACTATGGAGATGATTTTTTTGACATCAGCCCACTAGATACTGCTATAACAGGAGCTACCTTAACCACAACAAATGGATCCAATATTATAACTGTAAACAAAGGTTCTCATGGATTATTAGTAGGTAGATATGTAACTTTATCATCAGTAACTGTAACAGGTGCATCTGCTTTTACAGCCTCTGACTTAGAAAAAACTTATGAAATATTGACAGTTCCCGATGTAGATAAATTTACAATTCAAGCTGCATCAAATGAAACAGGATCAGGTATGTCAGCAGCTGGAGCAGCTACAATTAATCCATATGTAATAGTAGGACCTACAATTCAAACAGGTGGTTATGGATGGAGCACATCAACTTGGGGTGCATCTACATGGAACACGCCAAGGGCAACAACTAGTGTTGTTCTAGATCCAGGGAACTGGAGTTTAGATAACTTTGGCCAGGTTTTAGTTGCAACAATATTTAATGGAGAAACTTTTACATGGAATGCAGGTGCTACAAATGCAAGAACGATTAGAGCTTCCAAAACTACAACCAACTTTCAAACTACAAATAACCCTACCACCACTAGAATATCGGTGGTTTCCGATAGAGACAGACATTTATTTCACATGGGAACAGAAACTACGATAGGAACCCCTGCCACTCAGGACCCGATGTTTGTGAGATTTTCTAACCAAGAAGATTTAAATACCTATACACCCACTGCAACTAATACTGCAGGTACATTTAGATTAGATACAGGTAATGAAATAAGAGCGGCCATACAAGGTAAAGATTATATTTTTGTTTTAACAGATCTTGCAGCTTATGTAATACAGTTTGTTGGACCACCTTTTACTTTTTCAGTAAGACAAGTGGGCACCAACTGTGGATGCATTGCACAAAATGCTGTATCATATGCAAATGGAGCAATATGGTGGATGGGTGCAGAGGGTGGATTTTTTGTATTCGACGGAACCGTTAAATCTTTACCATCACTTGTAGAAGATTTTGTGTTTACAACGGATGGTGATAATTTAGGATTAAACTTTGATGCAAGAGATGTAATATTTTCATCACCAAATAATCTATACACAGAAATAAATTGGTTCTATCCAAAAGCCGGATCGGAACAAATAGATAGATGTGTCACTTACAATTATTCAGAAAGAGTTTGGACAACTTCTTCATTAGATAGAACAAGTTATCAAGACCAAGGTGTATTTAACAAGCCTTACGCAACAGATTATAATAATACTGCAACACCTGTATTTCCAGAAATATTAGGTATAACTAATAAATATGGAGCTTCTATTTACTATGTTCAAGAAGTTGGAACTGATCAAGTTAATAGCACTGGCACAACAGCCATACCAGCATTTATAAGATCTGGAGATTATGATATTACATCTAGACGTAGTGCCTTGGGTCAGATGACCGGGGTAGCAGATTTTAGAGGAGATGGAGAGTTTTTTATGTCTGTAAAGAGATTTATACCTGATTTTAAATACCAAACAGGAGATGCCAAAATAACTCTATTTGTTAGTTCTTTTCCAGATGATGTCGCTGTTAGTTCTCCATTAGGACCCTTTACAGTTACAACAACAACTGATAAGGTTGACACTCGGGCAAGAGGTAGATTAGTGTCCCTTAAAATAGAAAACGATTCTACAGGTGAAACCTGGAGATATGGAACGTTGAGACTAGACGCTCAACCGGATGGTAGAAGATAATGGATTTTAGTACTTTAGATAAAGATACGTTAGAAACCTTTGCTGCTGATGGAATACCAGGAGCTGCAGAGGAGCTTGCAAAAAGACAAGGATCAATAGGTTCTGGAGCTGAGGTAACAGAAGCAGTTGACGTTGATCTTACTGATCCCAATATTAAAAGGGGCATAGACACATTAAAAATATTTTTAGAAGATATTGCAACACCAACAGAGGTATTAGACCCTGACCTCAGACCTAGTCAATTAAAAAATCTTTCTCAAGATCAAATGAAAGAAATATTAAAAAGTATAGGAAAGCCAATTGGTGATCAGTCCTCTTTAAGAGGATTGGAAAATTTATACGCTTCTTTACCCGGTAGAACTATGACCGATGCAACTCTTGCTGCGGGAGCGGAGGCTGCTAAAAATCTTGGATTAGAGGGATTACTTCAAGGCCCAAATTTAAGTGGTGTTGAATTTAATCAGCTAGGTATACCCACAACAAATAACGCAGATTTAAATCAAGATGGTGTAGTTGATGAAGTAGATGAGCAGATTTCAATATCTTCATTACCATTTCAACCTTTTGCTCCCGGAGTGTCTTCTAAACCTATGAAAAGAAAAGGTCCCGCAGGTTTAGCAGGTTTAGGGGAGGCTGTTAGATTTGCTTTAAACCCTATAGGTTTTCTTTTAAGTAAATTACCAGGTAAACAATATGATATGACAGCGCCATTAACCGCAGGATTGACATCAGATAGAATATTAGTAGGACCAGGAGCCGCTGTTAGTGGTGGTATTTATAGTGCACGTAATATAGGTGGTGGACAAACTAATACTCCTCTTTCAATGGCAGCAGACTTTTATGACCCTGAAACTGGTAAAACTAGATTTGATAGAGCCTTTGATAGATTCTTAAAAACTGGTAGAAGAAGAGATTTAATAGGAGCATCTAGATCAGGGGCCGGAGCTAGAAGATTATTAAGACAAGCTCGATCTGGAATTATTCAAGATGCTTCTGGTAGAAATGTAATTATACCTGGTAGATCAACAGGTGTTGGTGGACAAAGCCCAGGTCCTAGACCAGGTCAAAGAGGACGTACTCCAGGTGACAGTAGAGGCGGAGGATTTGGTGGTGCTGATTTTGGTAATCGTAGTGATGATAAATTTGGAGCACTGTAGTGGCCAAGATAACTAATTATATACCAGAGCCAAAAGAAGAATATGAAGTAGATAATCAAAGACAAATTTTAGAGTCTTTGAATACTATGAAACAACAACTTAATTTTTCTTTTCAACAAGATTTAAAAAACGAACAAGACGCTTTTAATTATTTTATGTCATGAGTATACAGTATAAAAATGCAATTAAATCTTTAGGAGATACTAATTTAAACACTGTATTAACAATTGCTACGTCTGCAGTGGCTATACTTAAAAGTGTTTATTTTACTAACTCTAGTACGGGCACAATTTTATGTAATGCATCACTAAGAGATAGTTCAGCTAGCACAGATATTGAGTTTTTTAGAAAGTCTATGGGTGCATCTAGTCAAGAAAATGCAACCCCACAGGGCTTGAATTTAGAAGCGGGTGATGCTATAAAAGCTCAAGCAGCTACAGCATCAAAAGTTACAGTTGTTGTAAGTTATGCTTTAATAAATAGAGAGAATGAAAACGGATAATGTAATTAATATAGAGTGCACTACGGTAACTACGTGGCGTAATACTAAAACCGGTGAAATTTATAAAGAAAAGAAAGAAGGGCCTGACATAGCTCAAGACGTAACTGTGCAAGTGTCACCGAAAGGATTAGATGTTCTTCAGAAAGTAATGCAAAGTCAAAATGATAAACCTAAACCCTAAAGGTGGGACAGAGTTACAACACGATTATCTAACAGATCATGTAGATAAATCTATTTTAGACCAAGTACAAATTACAACATCTGTGCCTGAAAAAATACCCTTACATCCTACAAAGATGAATATTCTATGGCAAAAAAATTCTTACGATCAACCGAATCTAGCACCCTGGTTTAAAGATAAAAACAATCATAAAAAATATGATTGGTATGTTTTTAACTCACACTGGACTTATGAAAAATTTAGATATTATTTTGATGTTCCTACAGAAAGATCTGTAGTTATTAAAAATGGTATAGACAGAATACAAAAATCAGCCCCTTATAAAAAAGATGAGCCAATAAAGATAATACACCAAAACACACCTTGGAGAGGGTTATCTGTATTATTAGGTGCTATGCAACTTGTAAAAAATCCTTTAATAACTTTAGATGTTTATTCTTCTACAGAGGTATATGGTAAAAGTTTTTATGATCAAAATGATAAACATTATAAAGCTTTATACGAACAAGCAGATGGTTTACCAAACGTAAATTATATTGGTTACAAAAGAAACCAATATATTAAAGATCATTTACAAAATTATCAAATGTATGCCTATCCTAGTATCTTTGAAGAAACCTTTTGTATATCTTTGTTAGAGTGTATGGCAGCTGGTTTATATTGTATAACTACAGATCTTGGAGCTTTATATGAAACAGGTGCAGAGTTTCCAATGTATGTACCATACGATAAAGATTTTAGATCATTAGCAGAGAAGTTTGCATTTGGTATAGAAGCTGCAGCTAAAACAATACATGAAACACAAATACACAATCATCTAGAAGTACAATCACATTATGCGAATGCATATTATAACTGGAATAAAATAGGATACCAGTGGGAAACATTTTTGAAAGGAGCACTCGATGCAAGATCCCAATCAGCCGATATGGTTTACGAGCCACGAAAAGAAAGGTAACGTAAGAGAAGTACATCTTGGAACGTCACCACACCGTATTATGGTGTGTACACCTGTGCACAGTGATGTATCTATGCATTATTGCCAAGCTGTCTTAAAGTTTCAACAAGAGTGTCTTAATCGTAACATGTTAGTTAGTTTTACTTTAATGAAGTCTTCTTTAGTAACACAGGGTAGAAACTTATGTGTTGCTGAAATGTTAAATCATACAGATAAATATACTCATTTATTATTTATAGATGCAGATATTGATTTTGAATTTAGTACAATAGAGAAAATGTTAAATAGTGATAAAGATATAATATCTTGTCCTTACCCTATGAAAACTTTTGATTGGGATAAAACATGGAGAAGATTAACTACAAAACAAGACGCTATAACAAAAGCAAGCGATTTACCGAAGTCGGGTCTTACTTTTCCTCTCAAATTAACTGATCCAACTAACATACAGGCTTCCGGAGGAGTTGTTGAGGTTACTCATGCTCCTACCGGTTGTATGTTAATTAAAAGATCTGTATTAGAGAAGATGATAAAAGAATATCCACAACTAGAAATATACCAACCCACTAATATAAATGGTAAAGAGGTTAGTAAACAAAACTTTTATAACCTATTTGACACGATTCATGAACCAAGCACCAAGCGTTGTTTCGGTGAAGATTTTGGTTTTTGTCAAAGATGGACCGATATAGGTGGTAAAGTTCATGTATATATCATGGATTATATTACTCATGTAGGTGAGTTTCAGTATTGTGGTCGTTTCTTTGATGATTTAAAACAAGGTACAAGCCCTCGTAAACCTATTGACGATAAAGAAAAAATCAAATAAAGTGTGATATTTTCAGGATATCTATGCCTGCTACACTAATACAATTTAGGCAAAATTATGACAATATCAAGAATGCAACAACCAAGACAATTATATGGACTAGGAAGTTTAGTTAAAAAGATAACTAAGCCTATTAAGAAAATAATTAAATCACCTCTTGGTAAAGCTGCTTTATTAGGAGCTGCTGCATTTGGTATACCTGGAACAAGCGTTGGTGGTTTATTTGGTAGAGCTTCATTTATGACTCCAGGTGGATTAGGGGTTCAAGGTTTGTTAGGTAAGACGGGAATACAAGCTGCTCTTCCAAGTTTATTTGGTGTTGCTGAAGGATCTCCAGGCACAGGAAAACCAGGTTTATTTGGTAAAATATTTGATAAGATAGGCACAGGGGGTAAAATAGGTTTAGGTGGAGCGTTTGCTTCTTATCTTTTTTCAGAGGGTAAATCAGAGGAAGAAATAGAAGCTATCACACAAAACAAAGATGTGTTAAGAGGATATTTGAGAGACTATTATACAAAATTAAACCCTGACGCTGGAAATGAAGAAGTAGAGGAATTTATAGAAGTTAATACTCGTGAATATGATGCAACAGGTGGTAGAGTTGGTTTTAATTCAGGTGGTCCAGGTATTCCTAAAAATATGACTGTTGAAGACGCTATAAAAACTTTTAAATTAAGTAATGATCGTGATCCTAAAAACATGCAAGAAGTAATAGATTTTTTTAAAAATAGAACTTTATCTGCAAAAGGCGGTATGCCTACAGGTATCATGAGAACTAATCCAGCAGGTATTATGGAGAGAGATTATAGAGATGAAGGCGGTTTTGTACCTGTAGGAATAAAAGAAAAAGCTGACGATGTACCAGCCATGTTGAGTAAAAATGAATTTGTAATGACGGCTGATGCCGTAAGAGGTGCCGGTGATGGTAGCATTGAAAAAGGTGCACAAAGAATGTATGATCAAATGAAAAAATTGGAGAATAAGGTAGCATAATGGCAGTATCAGAACAACGTATATTACCACCAGAGTTTATAGAGGCAGCAGGCAAAACATTTTTAAGTGATCTTGCTTCAGCGACTGGTAAATTTAAAACAGCGGATCTTTCTAAAGTTTTTGGTCAACAGTTTGTAGCTGGTCAAGATCCTTTACAAGCTCAAGCTCAAAAATTAGCACAAGCGGGTATAGGAGCTTTTCAACCATTTCTACAATCTGCAGCTGCAAGAGAAGCAACAGCAGCAGGATTAACTGGCCCTACAGCATTTAGACAATTTATGTCTCCGTATCAACAAGATGTTATTGATACAACATTAAAAGAATTTGATGTGCAAGCAGCTAAAGGTTTACCAGCGCTAGCGGCACAAGCCGTTGGAGCAGGTGCTTTTGGTGGTGGTAGAGAAGGAGTTCAGAGAGCTGAGTATCAAACTACAAGTGATAGAAACAGATCAGCATTACAAGCACAATTATTGCAACAGGGTTTTGGTCAAGCACAAAATCTAGCTCAACAAGCATTTCAAAATCAACAACAATTAGCAGCTAATCAATTAAGATTAGGTGGAGCTCAACAAACTTTCTTAGGTCAGGATATCGGAGCCTTATCAACTTTTGGTGCACAGAACCAAGCACTAAGACAAGCACAATTAGGAGCACAACAACAATTAGCTCAACAACAATTACAACAACCTTTAACTGCATCTCAGGCTTATGGAACTGGTGTAACACAATTAATAGCTGGATATCCAGGTCAAACAACTCAGTTAACACAGCCTAGTGCTAATCCAATTGCAACAGCTTTAGGAACAGGAGCAACATTAGCAGGTATATACAGGGCATTTAGTTAATATGAAAACTTTTAAAAGACCAATGTTTAGAAAAGGCGGTAACGTCGGTGTCGGTATTATGTCGGGTATTACAGACAGAGTGCAGGCTCAAGATGGTTTTGCAGGTGAAGAATTTACAAGGCCTTCATATTCAAGACAACTAACGGAACTTCAAGCTAACACACCTATACCAAAAGTAAGTGCATTTACTCCTATGGAATATGAAAATATAAACATAGATGAAATGGTGGGCACACCTAAAACTCAAGAAGAATATATTGCACAATTACAAAAAGGTGTTGGAGAATTTGGAGGAGCGGATCCTTTAACTACGTTTCTTTTAACAGGAGGTCCACAAATAGCTACAGCAACATCTTTCTCAGATGCTATTTCTAAATTAGGACCCGCTAATGCAGCTTTATTAAAAAGATTAAATGACGAAGCTAAATTTAAAAGAGATATAAGATTAGCTGGAACTAAACTAGGTATAGGTGCAGAGGAAAGAGCAGATCAAAAAACATTTGATCTAAAAAAATTAGACTTAAGCCAAGAAAACCAAGTTAAGTATTTAAACGATCAAAGAAAGTATGACCAATTGAAAGATCAGGATAAAAGAGATCTTGATGAAGTAATAAGAATTAGAACTAGAGCTTATCAAAAATTAGATGATCAAGAGAGAAAAGCATACGAACAAAAATTAATTGATGAAGGTAGAGCTTTTGAACTTCAACTAATTAAAAGAAAAGAAAAGCTTCAAAAAGATTTATTAGATATAGAGAAAAAAGCAGCAGAGTCTTTTTCAACAAAAGATTATATAAAAGAGTATGAAGGCAACAGTGTTCAGGCTGGTAACAGAGCTAAATACGAAAATGAAAAAATTCAAACTACGATGACTGAAAAATTTGGTTCTCAAAATGCAGGGCTAGCAGGTGGTATACATGGTGATCTTGAGAAGAAAAAGAAAAAAGGTAATATAGGAAAAGTTTATTACGATGTTAACGATGGTAAATTTAAAAGATTAAGAAGAGATACAGAGGGTGAATTTAGCTATGAGATAATAGATATTGATACCTTTGAAAAACCAAAACCATCTGACAAAGAGGCTGATGCAACAAAGACAAAATTGCAAAAAGAAAAAGATGCGGCAGACATTAAAAAAAGATATCAAGGACTATATCTTCCGGATGTAGTGGATGAGTTACAGGAGAAAAGTAAAGAAATACCTTTTGGTGGCACTGGCGCGTAGGGGGATAAATGGCAGAGTTTCTACCTCTTAACACCGCAGAAGAAAATAATGATACAGCATGGTATACAGCAGCTGCTGCTGGAATAGCATCTGGTCTTTTAAAAATACCTGAAGGAGTCGTTTCTTTAGGTGCAGAGTTAATTGATTTAGGAGCAGGCACTGAAACTGCAGCTAGTATAGAACAATTTTTCGATAAATTAAATCCATTTGAAGAAGTAGCGGAAGAAAGAGCTATCGGTAAACTAACTGAAGCTCTAGTTCAAATAGGAGTCCCTGGCACTATTGGTTTTAAAGTGGCTAATAAAATGGCTAGAAATCTTACTGCAAAAGCCATTAGAGCAAAGAGAACAAATGCATATGCTAATTTAAGAGGAGCTCCTTTAATGACAGCATTAAATAAAGCTAAAGATTTAAACACAAAATCTAGAGTTCCAAGATTTGCAGCCGGAGTTTTTGGAGGAGCTGCGGGAGAGGCTTTTGTTGCAGATGTAGAGGATATTGGAACCTTTGGAGATATGCTAGGTGGTGGACCAACTAAACTAGACAGAGAAGAAGGATTTGGAAGAGAAGATGCTGCTAAAAAATTAATGAACAGAATAAAGTTTGGCTCTGAGTCTTTATTAGTAACGCCTTTTGTATATGGTGCAGGTAAATCAGCTAAGTTATTAGCTAATAGGGGAAAAGATTTAGCTTACAGTAATTCTAAATTTGCACGATGGTTAGATAAATATGTAAGAGCTCCCTTTAGTCCAAGAGGTAATTTAACACAAGAATTATTTGAGGCTGAAGTTAAAAAAGGGGCTATGAGATCTATAGATAGTAATAGAGCAAAAGAACTCGTAGATAATATTACAAGAGAAGTTGATAATATATTTCCTGAAACACAATCTATGTTTAATAAATCTGTAAGAACTGAAAAAGAAAAGTTTTTAAAAGGATTAAATGAAATTTTATTTGGAGGAAACTTAAGAGAAGGTGTTGATGCACAAAAACTAGATCAACTTTTAAATCTTATGAAAAAAACTAACGTGTCTACAGAATCTAGACAAGTTATTGTCGGTGGTTTGAATAATGCTAGAGAAGAATTTGTAAAATTAATTGGTATATTAGATAATAATGCTGCTGGTTCTAAATTAACTAAAGGTCAAAAAGAATTACAGGCTCTTATGAGTAATAGAATAACAAGTTGGATAGGCGGAACATATAGAATTTTTGAAGATCAAGGTAAAGGTATGTTTAAATTTTTTCAAAGATATAAACCTACGGATGAAGCTTATGAAAATGCAGTTAATTTTTTTAGAAACGAAATAGCTAAAGAACAAGGTGACGTAGGATTTAAAATAACTGGCGGCAAATATTTACAAGAAGCTAAAGTTCAAGTGGACGGATTAATAAGAGCAGCTACTCAAGGTCGTAAACCTAAACCATTAGGATTTAATGAGTTTGTTAATAAAACTATGGAAGGTAGACCCGGTTCTCAATTTGTAAAAGAAATAATTGATGGAACTAACTTACCTCCTAAAGAAATTAGAGAATTATTTGGTGAGATATCTGATCCAAGATATTCTATTTTTAACGGCATAACTAATTTATCTGCAGTAGCTAGAAATGCAGGTTATCTTGCAAACGTAGCTGCTAAAAATGACGAAGTACAAGCGGCTGGTGGTAGAGGATTTTTTTGGAACAGTGCAAAAGCTGGAGAAGATGCACTAAATTCTAGAGCAACAGGTATAGAATTAGTTCCCTTAGATCCAATAGTAGCTAAATTACCAGGTGGTGGATCAATTACAAATCCTTTAGCAGGTAAATTTACAACTGCAGAAATAGCAGAAGGAATAAAGAATGCTAATAATATAGCAGGTGGTCTACAAGGTTTTGTAAGAGGTGAAGGCAAAGAAGGAGCCGAGGCTGTAGCCAGTTGGATGTATAGAAATTTATTATTATTTCCAAAAGGGGTATCTCAGTTAGCTAAAACTGTTCTTTCAATCCCTACCCACATACGTAATTTTATAAGTGCATTTGGTTTTGCTGGGGCCAATGGTAACTTATTTGAACCAAGCTTTTATACAGGTGCATTTAAAGAAGGTATAGAAAAATCTGGATTATTAAAATTAGGTGCTCCAGATGCTAAACAATTAGAGGCATACAGAGAACTAATAGACTTAGGTGTAGTAAACTCACAAGTGCAAATAGGAGATTTAAAAGCATTATTGCGAGATATTAGATTTGGTGAACAAGCAGCTAATGTAGACACCATCTTAAGTCCTATGATGTCTAAGTTAAAAAAAATTGGACAGTTTGCTCAAGGCAAATATGTAGCTGAAGATGATGCTTTTAAAATTACAAATTTTATTGTGGAAAGACAAAAACTAGCAAGAGCTTATGCAAAACAAGCAGGAGAACAAGGATTAAAAAAAGGTGATACGCTTACAAACATATTTACGGGGCAAAAAGTTGCATACGATCCAGCAACATATGAAAGATTTTTAAAAGAACAAGCGGCTGATATTGTAAAAAATACAGTGCCTAACTATTCTTTTGTTGGATCCGCTGTTAGAACGGCTAGATTATTTCCCGTAGGTAATTTTATGTCTTTTCCATCTGAGATGATTAGAACTACAACTAATATTGCAGAACTTGGTTTAAAACAAATGAGACACATACCTGAAGCAGGTGTAACTGTTAGAGGTTCAAATTTAAGCCCTATTATCGTAGAAGTATTAGAAGATGGAACTACCAGAACAGTTAAAAATAATAATCCATTTTATGGAGATGGTTTTAAAAGATTACTAGGAATGGCTACGTTTACAACAGGTGTGCCAGTTGCTTTAACTGAAGGAGCTAAAGCTATGTATGATATATCTCAAGATGAATTAGATGCTCTTAGAAGATTTGTCCCTGAGTGGTCTAAAAACTCCACACTAATTCCATTAAAAGATGACGATGGTGAATTAAGATACATAGATTTTAGTCATAGTAATGCTTATGACGTTATAGCAAGACCTTTAAGAACAGTTTTAAATAACATTCAAGATGGTCAAATGAATGATCAACAAATATTAAGTAGTTTTGTAAATGGTGTTAATGAAGCTGGCGCAGAAATAATGAATCCATTTATTTCTGAATCTATTTGGACAGAAGCAGTCGGAGATTTAACTGTTAGAGGTGGTATAACTAAAGATGGAAGAAGACTATATACTGAACAAACACCTGCAGGAGATAAAGCTGCAATTAGATTTTTACATTTAGGAAATGCATTAGCTCCTTCATATAAACAATTTGTAAGATTGGCTCAAGCTGCAACAGAATCACCAACGAGAACAGGCCAAGTATTAGATGTTGGATCTGAGATAGCGGGTTTTATGGGGTTAAGACCTATTAAAATAGATCCTTTAAGATCTATGAATTTTAAAATAGCTGAGTATCAAAGAGGTATTAGAAATGCTAGAAGAGAATTTACAGGGGGTTACTTTGGTTTATTAAGAGGAGGACCTATTGATCCTAATGATGTTATTAAAAGATATGTTTTATCTAATAAAGCTAAGTTTGATGTTCAACAAAATATGTTTAATGACATAAATGCAGCAGAAACTTTAGGAGTAGAAAATAGTGATTTAAGAAGATCTTTTGGTGATAGACAAATTAGTAGTGAAACATTTAACAGTTTACAGAGAGGTAGGTTTGATCCTTTTTTTCCTTCTGATGAAATACGAAAAAGATTTAGAGAAATTGCTAATGAGTTGGGAGAAGCAGATGCTTTTATAGAATCACTTCCAGCTTTAACTGAAATAAGAAATGAATTAAGACAATTAAATTTAAATGAACCTTTTCAAATTGATATAAACGAATATTTAATAGAAGAAATACAAACACCCCCATTACCGGTATCTGTTACTTCAGCTATGCCTAATGATCAAACGATTACTCAAGGTCAAAACATCTTGCAACAGGCACAATTAACTGAGAATGGATTAACTAGAACTGAAAATGCTTTTTTACGTGAAGAAGATAAAGAACTTATTAGAAGAAACAGAGGAATTACAAATGCCTAGCGGAGACAAACTAAAACCCAAAACTACAAGAGAACATTTACTTTCTATATATGGATATATAACAGGAATAAAAAAAGACATGAAACATATGCATGATGGAATTCACGATTTGGGTGGTAAGATAGACAAAATCTATTGGGTGTTATTAGGCACGGT